CTGGAAGCCGCCGAGTGGATACGAGAACAATTCCCTGATAGAGTGGAATACCTTGAAAAGAAAATACGCACAATAGATAAGACCATAATGGTCTACGAAACAATCAAAGAACAATTGAAGGGGAGGAAAGAAAATGGAAAAAAGAAATCCATTGTCCCCGTCGCAACCAGGGAGACATAGATGCGGAACACAAATAAGCCGCCTTATGCGGCTACGGATATTGATTACAACCCGAAGAACCCACCTACAAAGAAGCAGATCGAAGTGTTGATCTGGCGTTGTTGGGGATGGACTGAAGAGAAAATTGCTGAAGAGTTGGGGGTTTCCCGAAGAACAGTGAGAGGTCATATAAAGGCATTAAAAAAGAGGGGATTATATCCAACTGACCCGCCATTGTAGAAACTTTTATCTCTCTATATTATTTAACTTACAGCTTTTTCCCCCTTAAAACACACGCCATTTCTCACAATAGGTAAGAGAGAAGATGCCAAAACCTATTGAAGATATGAGCATTGAAGAACTCCAGATCACCTATGGAGTTTCTCGTTCCAAAGCCAAACAGATTCACAAAGTTTACTGTAAATATCCAACGGATGAGTCGGATTATCAGAGTGAACATGGTACAGATTTTTTCGAGATGGGGGATAGAGTCGACATTCCTATTGAGGGCTTAACGGATGAGACTGAAGAAGAATGGTGGCTGGTAATATAGAACAGGAAGGAACTGTATTGAATGTTGAACTGGTTGGCATTAAGAATCTCAAGACTACTCATAATTGGCGATTGGAGTTTGATGTGTATGAGATTGATTCAAACAAGGTCGCAGAATTAGTGGGACAAATCGAGAAAGCCTTTGTAATGGCTTTAGTGGAGAATGAGTGATTCTGCTGAAAAACAGCAAGAAAACAGCACTAAAGTTGTTGGCAGACCATTTAAGAAGGGTGAGTCTGGCAATCCCAATGGGCGACCAAAGAAGGGAACAGCTATTGCCGACATTCTTAATGCAAGGGGGGATGAAGTAGATGATGATGGACTCACTAACAGAGAGACAATGTTGCATAAGGTATATGACAAGGCAGTGAAGCATACCGATAGATGGGCGGTGCAATTCATAGCGGACAGGACGGAGGGAAAAGCGGTGGAACGAAAGGTGGACGTAACGGAGGAGTGGAAGGATATTGCCAGAGAGATATTAGAACCTTGATGTGCAAGCCAACAAACAAAAGTACTTCAACGCCATCGGATACGAGCCAGAGCCGTGCCAGTGGGACATCCACAACTCAGACAAGCGGTTCAGGGTTAACATCCAGGGTAGGCGGTCTGGCAAAAGCTATGCGTCTGCTCGTGAAGCTGAGGTGGCAATCTATACGCCTGAGACTCGTGGATGGGTTGTTGCACCGACTTATGACCTGGCGGCTAAAATTGGGAGAGAGATTCATCAAAATCTTGTACTCAATCAACAATTTGCAATCACTAAAAGAATGGTCGGCGGCTCAATGTTCTCCGCAACCTTCAAAAACGGAAGCGAGGTCAGCCTTAAATCAGCCGAGAATCCCGACTCCCTTATCGGAGAAGGACTTGACTGGCTTATCATTGATGAAGCCGCCATCCTTCCAAAGCGAACTTGGGAGCAATACCTCAGACCTACTCTATCAGACAGAAGTGGGTGGGTTCTATTCGTGTCAACTCCCAGAGGGTTTAACTGGCTATATGATCTATACATCAGAGGGCAGTCTTCTGATTATCCCGAATGGGAATCATGGCAACACGCCAGTCATGGGTCACGGTATTTCAGGGATAGCGTAGAGAACTTAAAGCATGAGCTCACAAAAGAGACATACCTCCAAGAGTACGAAGCGCAATTTACGTCCTTTGCTGGCAAAGTCTATCCCTTCAGCCGAGATGTTCACGTTAAGCGATTGGATCGCAACGACGCTTGGGAGACTTACTGCTCTATTGATTTTGGTTATAGGATGCCCGCTGTGGTTTGGTTTCAGGTTGGCAAAGTCGCTGGTGAACATGAGGTTCACATCATAGATGAGATCGCTCACACAACAGATATTAGAACGGATGAACTTGCTGACAAGATTCTTGCAAAGGGCTATCCCGTCCAGAAATACTTTTGTGATCCGGCGGGTGAGGGAGTTCAGTCATCTTCTGGACTTGGTGATGTGCAGGTCTTCCGTCGCAAAGGCATATCGCCGCTATCGCATAAGACTGACAAAATCTCAAGATCAATTCCCTCCGGCATTGACTTAGTTCGTAGCTATCTTGAAAATGCTGAAGGCAATGCGAGGCTGTTTATTGCTGATACGTGCAAAGGTATTATTGCGGATTTTGAGAATTACCGATACCCCGAAAAGAAAGAGGACAGGAAGCTAAAGGATGAGCCGCTCAAAGACGGCTATCACGATCACGGTATGGATGCCGTGAGATACTTTTTTACGAATAGATTTCCGATTCGCAAGCGGGAGGTTACGGAAATGCAAAGGTGGTAAAATGATTGTTCCCGACTTGTCATTGCAGGCGGTTATCGCCAGCGTGAAGAAATATATCGATGACTCCCATATCAAAGAAAAAGAGAATCGTCTGAGTGCTATGAACTATTACGAGGGGATTAACCTCGAAGGCGAATGCCGTAAATGGTTTGATAGTAACGCACTGAAGTATGCGCCGCCACTGGCTCAGAATATCACGAAGAAGGTTATTGATGCCCGCTTCATCGCTTACAAGACCGCCCCTGAACGCAAGGCTGACGAACGCTATCTGGATGTTTTAGGTGATCTCGATCAGGACATGATTGAGCTGGACAGATTGACGGGGCTCTTAGGTACGGTAGCGATTATGCGCTGGTTCGATGAAGAGCGAGGGGTGCTTGACTCGATAATCTTAACAGACTTCGAACCGATATTCCTTCCAGGGAATCCCGATCCTGTCGGTGTGGTATATCCCCTGTTCTCGCATGGTAAGGCGCAAGAGTGCGAACAGGAGTGGGTCTTCTGGTCTGATGAGGCGCACTTCAAAATACTAAAGGGGGGCAAGATCATTTCAGTTAATGACGATGATGTTAACCCTCACGGTCGGATGCCAATCCTCTTCAGCCATCTCTATTCTATGCTGGGAAACGAATGGTGGCGGACAGGTAAGGGGGTCATGGTATCTAATGCCAACCTTCTTTACAACGTATTCGGGACTCAGTTATCGCTTGGGAATATGTACCAATCGTTGGGGCAAAGTGTTCTGACAGGAGTGGATGAAGCAGTCAGGATCAAGATGGATGTATCGAAGATGCTGGTCTTGCCAGAGGGAGCAAACTATTCAATCGTTTCCCCGTCCGGCTCATTGGATCAGATCAGGGAGAACATGAAATGGGTAGTAGAGACTTGTGCTCATTCGCTACATCTAAAGATTAAGTGGGGCAGTGATGCGGGCTCTACATCAGGGGAGCATCAACGGGTACTGGAGGTCGATCTGACTGAGGCGGTGATGAGTGACTTCGAACGCTGGCGTAAGTTTGAGAAGGAAAGATTTGAATTAGACAGGGTGGTTCTCGATACACATGGGATCAGTATAGGTGATGAGTTCGGGATCAATTTCTCTGAGCCTCACATCCCTTTAAGTCCTCAACAGGAGCGGGAAGAGTGGGAGTGGAAGTGGGCTAACGGGCTGGCAACCAAGAAGGATTGGTTCAGGCACTACAACCCTGATATGGACGAGGGTGAAATAGATGAACGGCTGGGAGAGGCACAGACCGAATTAAAGCCAGAGCCCAAAGAACAACCGCAAGGATTGTTAGGAGCATTAGCGAGGCAAGTTGCCTGATCTTCAAAACGAAATAGAATTGGCGGCGATTGAATTCGCTCGGGCAGTAGAGGCGATGGAAGTGTCACTTGTCAATGCCATTGCGGATATGAGTAAACAGGGGTTAACAAGAAACGAGATCTATCTCGCCCTATCTGCTCTCAATATGGAAGAGTTTGTATTGACCAATATGGGTTTCGCCGCCGACATTGATAATCTCATGATAAAATATGAAACGGGAATCCTTGCTAATATGCAGATGTATGGATCAGTTACCGAGCCGATGCTTCAATCGATGGTTTCAATAGACAAGGCGACCTTTTTGAAGCGGGCAGGCTATCAGGCTAACCTTATCAAACAGGAGTTAAGCCGCAAGGTACTTGCGGGAGCAAGTGAAACCGCAATGCTCAAAGCCCTTAAAACTGTTGTGCAACCCCATCAGGCTAAGACGCTGGTTAACACTACGCTCAATACATTCAGCCGAACTGTTAATGCTGAGATGGCACAGGGATTGCCTGCCGATCAGAAATTTATCTATGAAGGTGCTATTGATGACAGAACTCGTGACATCTGTTTAGAAATGGCAAGTGCTGGGCAATTAACAAAGGCGGAACTTGAATCGTCTTATCCTGGGACGTTGATAGATGGCGGGGGATATAATTGTCGGCACAGGTGGGTTGCAGTTGAAGCCGCATCGTCAGAACTATTAAATCGGTCGGGTGCGAAACAACGTATAGATACTAAACAGGAGCAGGGGAAGTGGCAAACGCCTCAGACACCCCTTGAACAATTAGGTGGCTAAAGAATTAGCAAATGCAATCCCGAGGTCAGAAACGGCATGGAAAAAGCTCGGGTATGAGATTGTCAAGAAGATTAAGAACTGGACAATTAAACAGGGGAAGGATGTTTATGGTCGCCCTTTCAAGGCTTATTCAAAACAATATGCCACGCATAAGGCGGCGGGGAAATTCCCTCGTCAGTCAATGGTTCATGCAAAGGGGAAGCCAAACTTTGTTTTAACGGGTGACACAATGGGTGATCTTAAAGTTTTAGACGCAACACGGGATTCGGTTACTATTGGCTGGGCGGCATGGGGACATATTATCGAAGGACAGGCTAAAAGAGGGAGAGCCGTATCGACAGACGATCAGCCTGTTGCTAAACACATTATAGACTTTGTTGCGAAGAATTATCTAAAGCAATTAGATACCAATCTCAGGAAAACATCCAGCATAGTTAAGTACTCTATTGGATAAGATATAACAAACGAAGGAGGTCAGCATGACCGAAGAAACTAAAGAGGCTCAGGAGAGTCAAGAGGTCGAATCAGATGTTGCAGGCGATGACAAGCCGAAGTTCACTTTTAGCGATACTGATTACGCCGACACGGTAGCAGAAAGCAAGAAGTATCGGCAAAGAGCACAGAAGGCAGAACAGAAGTTAGATAAACTTCAGAAGCGTGTTGAGACCGAGCGACAGAAACAAATGGCAGATAACGATGAGTGGCGTGAGCTGGCTGAAGAGCGGGCTCAGAAAATCGCTGAACTCGAGCCCATTGTTGAAAGGGCGCAAGCGGCAGAAAACTTAATGCGTAACGAACTGCTTTCAGATTTCTCGGATGAAGACCGAGAAACTTTCAAAGAACTTCCCACGCCCGCCTTACGGAAGGTGCATGGGAAAATTCTAAAACCTAAACCCGCCAAGACTGATTCATCAGTTGCAGGTGCTTCCTCTCTTCCGTCTAAGAAGATGTCTAATATGACGAAAGAAGAAAAACGTGACAACTGGTCAGGGGTGTTGGCGAGTTACATCAAATAGGAATTAAACATGGCAGAAGTAACACTAACTACTGCTGCAAACTTTGAGTAATTGGAGTTTTCAAACCTTGCTATATGCTGGAAACCCCTTAGAGCCAAACATACCGACTGCCAAGTCATCAGGTGAAAATTGTTTGGATTGGGCAATCAGCAGGGAAGTGGTGGTTCACCCCTCAACGACTATACGCAGGGCGTTCAGTGAACGAAGATATAGTCTGTTCTTATGTGAGAGCATAAGAAGTAATCAGAAATGATTGCTCGCCTTAAAAATTTTAAGGTCACTTAAGTAACAGAAAGATTCCCGAGCTATGGGCTGATGGCATACTTGACTACGCAGAACGTGCATTCCAATTACGGAATCAGGTGACTGATCTGTCAAGCATGGTTTCAGAAGGTGGCGACACTATCCACGTTCCAAAAGTAACCGAAGAGACAGCGGCTTCATTGTCCTCTGGCTCGGCTGTTACCTATGGTGTGAACACGGATGGCAAAGTTGACCTCTCTGTTGACCAACACGCCTACGAAGCAAAACGCATAGGCGACATCGTAAAGGTTCAGGAAAATGCTGACCTTTTTGGTATGTATGCCAAAAGCATGGGTGAATCGCCCCTCATGGTAGCAATAGCATGATGAACATTGGAGTATTAAGCGGGAAACCTAAGTGCGAAAGCATAAGGCAATCCGAACCGAAGGATGTACTAAGTACATTCAGGGGCAGAGCATAGATGATGAAAAGATATAACTCATCCAAGAGACTCCGACAACTCACGTTAGTTGAAAAGATATGCCGATACTCCGTAGAAATGCGGAGATGTAAGATAAAAAACTTACTACAACAAATGTATTCCATCGCAAAGTTCGTTGAGAACTATATTGCGGTGTCAGTAATCCAGGCGGCTACTGGGAATGATGTGACGCTAAGTACGGATAATACCTTCACCACCGCCCTTATTAGAAGCGGACTTCAAAGTTTCCTTGATGCGGGTCATTCTTACACGGACGGAGATACTTTCTTGTATTGCTCTCCC